GAATGTACCCCAGTATTCAGTGCAGTTGACAAGTCCCTGAGTAATGATAGATTGTGCCATCTGATGGCTTTGCTTGCTATACGGATTGCTTCCGGGCTCACCTGTGTCTCCTGTCAATACATAGTTTTCAAGCCACTTGTGCATACGTGTTCCACGACCTGCGGCTTCAGTTGTGATTGCTTGCGCTTGCACAGTACCAACTCGCTTACGCCAGTTTTGTAATGCTTGTTTTGATTCTTCTGATTTAGTTGCATCAAGTATCGTAGTGACTGATGGTAGTTTTTCACCATCAGGAGTAGAATATCTACGGCCATCAGGTGTGTCTACTCTACTAATTTTTACATAGTTATATTTAGGGACGTACATTTAAATCCAATGTTGATTTGATTTTTCATATGGGTCTGTTTTTAGATAGTATGATTTTAGTGTTAGAAAATCTTTGTTAACAGGTATAATCTTTTGGTATTTCTCATTCATCATTTTAATGATGTAATTTGCTATTACTTGATTACCTTCTACCCCTTCGTGTCCGCATTTTGTTTTAGGATAAGGTCCTGCAATATCCATAAAACTATCTAATCTATTAGTATTTTTAGAAAGATAGTCAACAGTATTATTAAACCTATTTTTTACATTTTGTATTTCATCCACACAATCAGTAGAACCGTGGTTAAATTCTTCATCAGCAAAGAATGATGTCATATATTCAATGTTCTTTGATTTAAATAATGAATCTAAACTAAGACGATATAATACCAATCTACGATAAAAATCTTCTTCGTTCCAGGTGTCTAATAGTGCTCGTTCTATATTGTTCTGTGGAACGTCACCTGGCATCGCTATGATGGAATATCCATTGGCTCTTCCATCATACAAATGGCGACACCATGCTTCTCGTCTCCAAGTTTGTGTCCAAACAACTATATAAAAGGGATTATTATCCGATGAATCTTCGAATGCATATTCATATGTTCTTCTATGAATAGCATCATTTCCTATTCCAGGTCGAGCAAGATTTACTACAGGAATACCTAGTTCTTTTGCAACTAGGGCTGGCCAGCCCTGTGTCTTAGGATCAGCTAAACCTTGACAATATGTCCAACTACAACCTGCTACTACTAAATGTGTTATTTCCATTATACCCTAAAGCTTTCCCCACACCCACAACGGTCACGTTCATTTGGATTGATGAATTCAAATCCTTCGTTCAAGCCATTTTTGATATAATCAATAACAACGCCTTGAACATATGGAGAACTTTTAGGGTCTACATATATAGAGCACCCTTCACAATCTAATTTGTAATCCGTATCTGTTTGTGTATCGACAAACTCTAGTACGTATGCAAGCCCTGAGCAACCGGTAGTTTTTACACCTACACGTATTCCTAGGCCTTTCCCTCTTCTTTGTATTTGCTGTCTTATCTTCTTAATTGCCGCGTCTGTAGCTGTAATCATTGTGATTATTTGGCTGCATTTTGTGCCATTCCAGCTACAATTTTTTTACTGTCATCAGCAGGTGGTGCTTCTGGAGTACCGAACCCTTTGAAAACAATCTTGTCGCCCTGAATGTTAGAGATAAGATTTTTGAGTGGAAGTTGCTTAATCATATCGTACAAGTCTGTCTTGTCTATGATTATATCAAACTTCTTAAGATATTGCAAGAAATTGGGAAGAGTCATATTAGGATCTGCTTCCCCTTTTTCTAGGTCTGACTTTAGCTGATCCGCTACGGCTACTAATTTAGTAACCATAGGATCAGTAAATTCGTAGAGGCGCATTATTACCTCTTGGCGCGACCTACTGCACCGCCAGCACTTGGCTCAGGCTCTTCTTCGGGTGCAGGAGGAATATCAGCGCCTGCTTCTAAGTCAGCGTCCATACCAGCATCCATACCAGCGTCCATGCCTGCCATTTCGTCACCCATACCAGCATCTAAACCAGCGTCCATACCAGCGTCAGCAAAGCCGGCGGCACCTTGACCAGTGATAGCATCACGTGCAGCCTTCATTTGTGCAAAAGCTTCTTTCAATGCACCACTTAGTGTATCTAGTTGAGCAGACACCTGATCATTGTAACCTTGTGCTTCACTCACACCAATTTCACTTTCGATAGAATCTGTAAGAGCAGGTAATTCTTTAACTTGCATTTGACCTACATCTTCAAGCATTTTCTGAATGCTATCAACTAGGTCTTGGGCAGCCAATACAACCTGAGATTTATCTACTTCCTCGTTTTCAAAAACGATGCGAGTTCTTGGTTGTGACTGTAATTCATTGTAATGTTGAACAAGTGCTTGCTCCATGAATACTAATTTCATGTAAGAAGGACTAGTTTGGTTTTGGTGAAAGTTAGGTGCTTCTTTAGCTTCGTTAGCTAATGTACGAACCTTCTTCAACATCTTTTGTGTTTCCATTATGCTCATAGCAGATGGATTAAAAGACATTTGGTAGTTCTCAGCTAATGCTCTAGGGGCATAAACTTTTTTGTCAAAATCAGTTAGTTTCATAGTTGTTATTCCAAACGTTATCTATTATTTATCATTTTGTAGCAAACTTTCTAGTTTGCCAGGTTTTAGATTCGGTAATGAAAGAGGACATTTCTTCCACCATATGTTTCTTTTTAGCTTGTTCTTCACTCATCTTTGCGATATAGATTAGCTTGTTTTCTAGATCCTTAGACCTAGAAATAAGATGTTTATGAACTACAATGTTAGCATCTAATCCCGAAATCATCGTATCCAAATATGCAATCCTATTAGCTTGAATTAGTTTGTTTCGATTATCAAAACTGCACCAGGTCACTGCATTACGCAATGATGAAAAATTCTTTGTATCAATACCACGTTTTGGCTTGATGACATAATACCCTTTTTCTTCTACTATACAATATTTATTGAACAGTTCATATGTTCCATCTTTATATTTAAAGATAGCTATATCGCCCATCTTGTGAAACAATTCTTTGGATAGGAACTGATTTATTTTCTCAACTAATTTGTCGTTCATTTTTGTACCGTAAAATAGATATTTCTTAGTTCAGGGGTCGTGTCTAAAAATGCAGGTAACTTGCCCCATTCTGTACCGCATAGTATCATAGGAACTTGGTCGCAATCATTGTACAAAGCCCCTAATTCTGTTTTACCATCGTTAAAAACGCTATGGTGGTGTATGTCAAAAGAGAATGCCCAACAAGGATAGGGTTCATCAGTGTTCTGTTGAAACAAAAATCCAAAGTTTTCAAACTCATCAAATCGAATATCTTTTCTTACTGGTGCCGCTATAAGCTCAGGTTGTGACCTTAAATTGATTACTTGTAGTATAGTGTCTAGGTTAGTTTGTGTGTTTCTTTTAAAGACCCACTCTGCATATTCTGTATCATCACCTGGTTTGGAACGATTCAACACACCAGTCTGTGTAATATCAAATAATGTATAGCAAGTGATTCTAAAACTCATACAAGTATTTAGAAGAGGTAAAAAAACCCGAGAATAAATCCCGGGTTCTTTATCAAACTAAAAGATTAGTTTGTGAATGTTGCAGATGCGGCAACTGTAACTGCAATACCAGCGGCTGTAACTGCTGTGTCGATAGTTGCTGTTGTCCATGCGCCTGTTGGGTAAACAGCCATTGCGAATGTGTCATCAGAAGCGTCTGTGTACTCATAGATGTAAATTGTAGCTAATTGTTGAACCGTTTGAACGATTGTGCTGATGTTAGCTGTAGTGAAAGCTCCAGTATCTTTAGTGATAGTGAAGAAGTCTAATTTAGGACCTTGAGGTTGAACTGTTGCGGCTGAAGTAACAGCATTAACACCTGTGTTAGTGTAAGCTGGGCTGTCATAGTTAATAACCGGTTTGAAGTCGCCATTGACTTTTGTAAATTGTGCCATGATAAAATTCCTTTAAATGTTTTGAAGCCTACTGCCTCATACACTTATTTATGCCTGGCACAAAAAAATGTCGGTTTTGGATACTAAAATTAACCACGGCCAGCTAAATTTTGACGGCTGAAACCCATTCTATCTACGAATTTTAAGCCGTTAGCAACGAATCCCTCTTGGGTTTGAGTTCCGTCTTGTAGATAGCCCTTGACAGGACTAGCTTCTGCGGCTTTGTTTAGTTGCTCGACAATTGACATTTTCAACGCATATATAGCGGCCCAAATCTCAAATGCACCCTTGACACCGTTCATATTTTGCTGTAGATGGTTGTCAATCTTAGCTTTCATACTTGCTGTCATAGGACGACTCTCAACATATTCCATGAAATCTGGTAATAGATTGCTAAGATCACCGGCAATAATCTTCTTATTAATATACGTAGTGAATAATCCATTAAATGTGTTTCTAGCTTGAGGAGCAGAACTCATTAATTGATCCACTGCTTGACCGTATTGCTGTATCTTTGAAGTAGCATTCTTTAAAAGTTTAGAGTCTAGCTTCAATTTAGGCGTGATTGGCATCTTTGCAGGGACAATAGCAACATCACTATTGTTTTTCAAGCTACCAATTCCGCCATCTAGTGGAACAGCATCATCAGTAGTATATGCATCAGGAGCCATGTACTGATGCACAACAATACCAGCAGTCTTACCCTTCAAGAACTGACCTACTTCACTACTAGATTCAATTGTATATGCAATTCCATTTGGATTAGCTTTGAACTTGTATAGACCGTTCTGATCTTGTAATGGGGCACTGAACAACAAGTCACCCCAATAGTAACCTTTACTATTATCTGCTTTTTCTAGACCAGGCCAGATGTTAGAAATCAATTGGTGTAGATTGCTACGGTCAACGCCACGGGCTTGGTCATACTTAACAAACTCGTCTGGGCTATAGACTTCTCTACCAGACCCGTCTTTCTTGTTAAACATGTGTTTATCCATGATACTGAATCTACCGTCAGCGCCACGTCCAAAGATCAATGCAGGATACCCGTCCCACTTGATAGTTACTTTAGCTGGATTTTTAACAGTATCTTGTGATGCTTGGACAGCACGTGAGGCACCCTGACTACCACCTAAAAACACTAAATCTTCAGGATGGTCAAGGTGACCTTTATCTTCATAAAGAGGACGTTGCTCTACGTAATCAATATCGGAGAGCGTGTTTCTTAATAATGCTAAAGATTCTGATAAGTTCATCTTCTCTTCCTAGTTTCACTTACTGGGATAGGTGCTGGTGCAGGTGCAGGTGCAGATGAACCGGCACCTGTCAATTCTTTGATAAACTTAGCATACATTGCAGGGTCCATCCCTTTTAATTTAGCTAGATTTGACTTGACGTTTGACATTAAACTATCAACAGACTGCGGCGTAGATGCAGTATTAGAACCTGCTGATGTACTAGCGCCTTGTGGACCACTAGCTCCTGGTGATGTACTTGGATCCGATGGACCGCTTGACGGGGCAGGCGCACCGCCACCTGAGGGCGCACCACTGCGTGTTGCGGCAAATGCCGCTGTGGCTAATTTTTTCATAGCAGCCTGACCTTGATCTCGCTGATACGTATCTTCTACGCCTTTAATGAATGCTTGTGTATTTGGATCAGACATGTCTGTACCACGCATGTATGTAGGTACCCAACGCTGTAAGAACTGAGATATTGACTCAGCTTCACTTAACATGATACTTTCAAAAATGTTGTTTAGTTTTGTATATTTGGATTCTGCAATGATATATCTACCATTCTTTTTATCCTCTTTTAATAGAGTTAAACCAACATCTTTCCATGATAAATTTACAGACTCTAATAGCTTATTGATCCAATATACGTTCCATGCTTCAGAGACTTTCTGTCCACCCTGCAGGGCTCTAACCATGTTTCCACCGGCTTGATTCTTTTGTAGAACTGCCTTAGCTGTACCCAATGCGTTACCCCACTCAGGGTAATCTTTACGGTCAGCCATAAAGTTAATCAACTCTTTTGTTAGGGCAATTTTCTTGTTACGATCAGGTTCTGCGTTCAACTGTCTTGCAACGCCTTGAACATAGTTATTGATATTTTGATTTGTTTGTTTTTGTACTGCACCGGGCGCCCCTGCATTACCAGGAGCAACTTTAGCTGTACCTGGCTTTGCTGGTGCTGTAGGTGCCGCCGGAGCAGGTGGCGGTGTCGCCGGTGGAGTCGTTGGAGTTGTTGGGGCGGGAGCAGTCGCGCCTGCAGCCTGAGGATCTACCCTTCCGCTTTCAATCTCAGCCGTTAGAGCGGAATATGCGCGGCTCAAGAAATCATTAACAAACTTTTCTTTGGAAAATTTGTCAGCAATGGTTGAATGACCTTCAGCGTCACCTGTCATTCTATTACCAAGTTGTTTTAGAGTTGATGCTCCAAAGTTACCTACCCAATTAGCCAGTTTTTCATCTATTCGCTGGGCCTTTTTAATGTCACTCATTCTCATGATTTTTCCTTATACTTTTGGAGAATCTTGCTTGGTCACGTCCCTTGATTGCGCTCAATAGCTTCTTTTCTAGTAGCTCAGAAGTATCTTTATCATAGTGTTTGTTCATTAATTCAATTAAGTTAATTGCACTGGTGATAATATTATGGGCTCTATTTTCAATAACATGTGACATGTCACGGTCATTGCCCATAGACTCCAATTCTTCCAACAGGGAACGGGTTTTCTTTTGCATAAATTTGTCCTAATTGTATTTATGCTGAATTCGGTTTATTACTTCTTTAGTGAATTCAGCAAAGCTTTGAGTTTTGTACCCTGTACGTCGGCTACGACTTTCTTTTCTAATGGAGAAAAGTCGAATTTATGATTAGGATCAGGTGTTGAGGATGATGCCGGGGAGACAGTAGACTGAGTTTTTAGCTTATCCATGATAGCATTAGGGCTAGGTTTAGGAGCGTATTTTGCTTGTTGGTCTGCATATCCGTCAGGATCTTCATCTGTAATACGCATAGTTTCAACATTATAATCTAAGTCAATTTTCTGTCCTACACCTGTTGAACTACGAGACTTCATACACTGCATTTGATACTTGCCACGCTCACGCATACTACGACTTGTGAAGATACCAAATACATTATCTGCTGTGTTAATCTTACTGATACCGCCTGCAATGTGACTGTGATCGAATTCAATTTCATCAACGGCTGAACGATTTAACTGTGATGCTGTGACTAGTAACACTCCTAGTTCTTTAGCTAAGTTACGTAATTCTTCTGCAACATACTTGTCTTTAATGAATTGATCGTTGGGATTGACTTTAACAGAGACCGGCATAACTAAGTCCAAGTAGTCGACCATAACAAAGTCAATCTTGATACCTGTTTGAATCTGTACTTCTTTTAAGTATGCTCTAATGTCATTGACATTGCTTTGTGCAGGCAGACCCTTGACACGATACTTACCTGATTTTTTACCAATCATCTTAACTTTAAGATCAGTTGTGTCGATATCTTTGCGAATTGATTTAGTACCCATCTGCGTTAACATCGCATCAGTACGCAAACTAGTAAGTTCTTCTGAGAGTTCGAGTGTGATATAAACACCACTCATACCTTGTTGCAACCAGTTCAACGCAATGTTCATCATGACCAATGACTTACCTGAACCTGAACCACCTGCAAAGATGTTCAACTCGCCTCGACTCATGCCACCGTATAAGATACGATCCATCTGAGGCCAACCCGTAGAGACTTGTCCACCTGCATTGAAATACTTATTGATACGGCCTTTAGGGTCATGAAAGTAATCTGTACCCATGTCTTTCTGTAAACTAATTTGCACAGCATCCTTGATTAGTTTCTCTACTGGGCCATAATCTCCCTTTTCAAGCATATCGGCTGCTTTAAGAATAGCACGTTCTAACTCTTGTCTTTTAGTGAATGCTTCAAACGCATCTAAGAACCAGTCTTGATGACCCTCGTTCATTTCAGGAATAGGATCTATATCTATTCCAGTAACTGCTTGAATCTGAGTTTGATCTGGTAGAACTTTATATTTGTCAGTATGTTCCTTGTACATCTCTGCTACGGGGCGTAACGATTTGTCAAAATTCTCACTGTTCATGATGTTCATAACCCGAGTATATAACTCGGCATTAGTTAACATCATTCTCAAAAACAGTTTTTGTACATCCGGGGTGTATTCCATTTGCTTTTTAGAATCTGTTTTGTTTGCCAATTTTCTTCCTCTGTAATTCTATTTTAATTTTACTTGTAGTTGCTGACTGAAGTATGCTAATCAATGTCATCAATTTACCATACTTTACAACCGCATCGTTTACGTCTTTTACGTCATTATCCCAATCAGGTATGCTTACACTATACCCTAGCTCTAATGCTCTATCACATGTCTCAAGACCTGTCTTATCACGATCTGGTACAAAGATAATCTTTCTGTTTAACTGCGCCAATACGTTAGCTTGTTCTTCGCTTATAGTATTATGAGTCAATGCACAAGCATTCAAACTCAATGCGTCAAAGATACCTTCAACAAGAATACATACTTCCCACTCAGGCTTCTGAAAGTCAATACCGAATACATAGCCCGGCTGCTGTTCATTGATGTACTTGGGAATCTTGTTGTCTAAAAATCTGCTTGTATGACCTACAATCTTATTATGATATGTATAAGGTATTATAACACGATTACCCATTCTACCCAACTCATCTGGGGTAATCATAAAGGGATAATCAGTAATACTTATAGACCTGTTCCGTAGATAGTCTACATATACTTTGTGTAGTGGGTTGTTTACGTCAATGAGTTCTGCTTCTTCAGGCAACAAATGTTCTTTGAATTTTACTTTTGACTTTTGCTTTTTGACGTTAACGTAACTTAATAGGTCTTTGTGTTGTAGACTCTCTAAGCTCCACTTCTGTATTTGTTGCTCGTCAACACCACACCAAATAAGAAACTGCTTAGTGTTCTTTGATAGACTCTTACCTAACGTGAAACCACACTTGAACCCACAGTTAAAGCAGTGCATAGACCAGTTGTCACCATCCAAACAAATGCCACCGCGGCCACGCTTATCAGCCTTGTGACCTCGATGATTACAACATATTGCATTAAAACTGTGCCATCCACTATGAGACAGTTTCTTTCTGCCCGGTACGATGGTTAGGATATCAAACATACTACGATTTTAGCATAGTATGTATCAATAAGCAATAGTCTTGGTATTTTATCTGGATAAGATATTGGTGATTGCGCCCGTATTGCTAGTGAATGCCATACGGATATAAGGGTGATAGCCCTGAACGACATAACCCTGAGTAGTACTGTTGTTTGAGTACGCCGCAGTTGTGATTGGATACCAATCGTTATCAACAATCGAGGAACCTTCTACCGTTACGTCACCATTGTACTGATAGAATGATGTTTGCAATGTCAATACAGGATTGTTCTCAGTGTTGATTACGCTACTGTAATATATGTTTGCATTTGGTAAAACGTTTGCTATGCTATTATTAGAATCAATATTGGGAAACGGTTGCCCTGTGGGGATGGTTACGTTTGCTGAAGGTATGAATGCTGGAAGTACTGAATTAACTATGTTCATATCACCACGGGCGCCCGCGTTTTGATCTACGAATACTGGGAATCCAAATTGTCCTACTGGAATTTCTAATGAATAGTGTGCTTGTTGTGCAGGAATGTCTTCAATGTCTGATGCATTTAGTGTCAATACCGCTAAGCCGTTAAGTGCCAGTGTAGGTGTTAGTGCTTTGCGTAATAAAACTTCTGAACCATCGTAATTGATAATTCTGCATGATATCTCTTTGCCCGTGATATCGACTGGCTTTTGTTCTTGGTTCAAGAATTGGAATTGAATCTGGTTATCAACCCCTTTGTGTAATGTTAGTGGCTTGGCATAAACTGGCATATATCTCCTCGCTGAGTTACCGAAAAGCAGTACAACGATCTGTCGTTGCGTATAGATAAAAACTGGTGTTGAGTACACAGACGTAGTCCTTTAGTGTATTTAGCTCCTAAATATTAAAATATTAACTTTGGTTAACCAGATTAAATAAAGTTATCGTGAATTTATACATGCATGGCACAAAATGAGTTTTTTAAAAAACTTAGCGAGAATCATCCTTTCATAACGGTTTGTTCTTACGCTAATCAAGACTACGTAGGAATAATCCAGAATAGGGATGATTCCGTAACCACTATCTATGATTACGGAGCGATAATGGAACCCGTCGCAAAAGCTAAGTTTTTAGAATTAGGGGACGTATGGTGGTGGGAATCAAATAGATTGATTCCCATTAACCTGTTTTTGAAAGATGATTGGACTATGTTTAAGCCCTTTCTCAGAACATTCACGAACAAAAATCTGACAGTTTTACATGGTCCTATTACTAGTATGAATGAACTTCATAAGCGCAGGTCAAAAAGACGCAGTATCACACTTGTCAAACGATTACCGTAGTCTCTTCCAACAGATTCATGTGAATTACTACTAAATGTGAGTATGCAATTGCGTGACTCTTTTTGAATGTGTATCCTGTATGATCTTTGTCCCATACTGTTTTTGCTACTTCTTTCCAAGTCTTACTAATTAAGTGCTTCTTTCCCGGACGAATGATAGCTAAAAACATAGCAAGTCTAGGAATACTATTCACTGATTCTGGCATACTTCTTAATGTGCTATATTGATTATTCAAGTGAATCAACTTCTCAACAAAATCTTTGTTCTTTAGATGATCCCAATTGGGTTCTCGCATAAGTTCAATCAAATGACGTTCATCACGAATTTGATTGTATATGTGTACATTCAACAAGTCTAGTTTCAAGTATCCGCGCTTTTCTGCTTCACTGTAGTCAATACTTGCCATATCATTGACAGGATCATAGGGAACATCAGTGACATGAACACCAGTGGCATGTTTACGCATGGGATTAATCTTACGCATTGCCGCAGGAATGTGGTCAATCAGAGATAGAATCTTATCTCTATCTCCAAAGTCAATGTCAATGTCACTGTTGAATTTCATGAATGCTTCTTTACTAGATCAGGTGAGTACTGTGGGGGTTCCTCATCAATTGATTCTACACCCTTTAGTCGTTCAAGTCTAGCAGTTCTGGCTCTGAGTTCACTTGAACTATAATCATGATTGCGCTTATGATAATACAATTCAACTCCATTGTTCATACACCATTGTTTACCAGTGAAGTCTCTATTCAAGTATTCATCGCTTAGGAATCGAATGTCAATCTTCTGTGTCATTAGCAGTTGAAGCAGGTCATATTCAGTTTCGTAGATAAGAATTTCATCTACATACTTGCAAGCCTGCAATTGCACATAACGTTCATATGCACTTTGAATAGGTTTGTTCTTTACGCCGGGTCTGTCAATCGTAGGGTCAATTTGTAACGCAACAATTAAGTAGTCACACAATTGCTTTTCCATCTTTAGCATGGTTACATGCCCTGCATGTAGCAAGTCAAAACTGCTACAGTTAAATCCTATCTTCATTTGTCTTTCTCCGAAAGTATTGGCTCAATGGCATTAGGCCATTGTATGGTATATCCATTCCATTTGAAGTTTTCTTCAATCTCTTTGTTATAAGGCATGTCTACAATATATTGTACAATTGCATTGTCTGTCAATGCCATGTATCCATGTGCATATTGAGGTGGAATCAACAAGCCTAATGTGCTATCTAGTTCAACACCAAACCACTTACCAGTCTTTGGTTCTACTGCTACATCAAATATTCTACCATATGCAGGCATGACCAGCTTATACTGATCTTGTCTATGCATACCCCTGACAACATATTGTGTTGATACTGCTGTGTTCAACTGACGATATGTACCACGCATACCATCATCAGTCATCTTCCAAGTCTCGCTGAAATAACCTCTGTTATCAACGTGCTGTGCTCTATGTACTATGCGTACGCCTGGTAATTCGTCACCGTATGTTTTCATTTTATAGCTAACCCTGCTTTCATTAATTTCATATATGCCTTTTGCACGACAATAGATTGTCGTTCAGCATCTTCTACCGCTTTATGACTTGTAGAATGTCCACCGTCTTTAAGACTTACTCCTGCGATTTCGTACAATGTTCGAGTATCTCGCATTGTGTAGAAGGGCCAAGGGATGGGATTTGGCTTGTCACTAACTTGTCTCCAGGCATGCTCCATGACGACAAGGTCAAATGGAGCGCCATTACTCCAGACAGCACGGCGATTCCAACAAAACTTATAAAGGGTCTCCATACACTCAGCAAAAGGGATACGTCCATCTTCACTAAATGCTTCTTCAAGAGCCGCTGGATTTTGTTGTCCCCACCATCTGATTGTATCGTCATTGATACTCCTATTATATATTTCTGTTTGATCTTCTATTGTAGGCTTGAGTTCTAATCGTTCTACTACGCCATTGCCCCTAGGATCGAACCTTACCGCACCAATAGACAATACAACACAATCAGGTGCTGTATTCAGTGTCTCAAGGTCGATCATTACATCATTTGCCATTATCATTATTTGACTTCCAGGAACTACTCCAGTAACTCCTCTAGTCTTGTCTAAGTCAAATAATGAAACAATTGATTGTACGCCTAACAGTCGCTTATCGTAGTTGTATTTCTTAAATCGATGCGGGGTGTCTACGTGCGGATTAATCCATGTGCTGTTACCCTCAATTACTACAATATCACTAGCATACCATTCTAATGTAGGTAGATATGGCTTCACTAGTTCGTTGACCATAGATTCTATCTCTATAACTTCGGGCCAGTCCATTACCATCTGACTCCACCAAACGTTAATGTCAGGCAAGTCTTTTATCTTCTCACCCTCTGCGTATTGCTTATTAGTACTACTAGCTCTCACTGGATATAATGTGTGCAGTTTGTTATGTACTGCATCTATTAGTTTCTCTGGTATGTAGCGTTCAGCTACAACGTAACCCTTGCCATCAATCAATTCATTCATATTAGTTCTGCCATAATTCATACATAGTTATCAGTTTACTAGACCATATCGTAATATCTACAGTCTTAGCAGACCCTGAAAAGTCCCAACCATCACCTCTGTTGCCAAAGTTTTCTT